GAATGTCTGCCTTGCGAACCAGAATCTCTGCCTCAACGGGGCAGAATTGTCTGCTGACGAACACACAGCTTGATCCAACGCCAGCCCGAGCCAACGAACCGCGAGATGGATCGATATGCCATTTCGCATAATGTATATTATGTAAGGAAGCTGCTGGCGTGGCTGGCCCGGATCTTGCCTGCCATACCGTCTCCCCAGCTGAGACGGAACCTCACCCATGCGTGATCGCAAGCTGACCGGCCCTTGGGCCGGTTTTTCGTTCAAGAGTGGCCGATTGGTCACCCCCGAAGGCCGCGAGCTGGTGCCGGAGGACCTGGCCTGGCTGTCGCTGACCGCCTGCATTGCGCAGGAATGGCGAGCGATGATGGATGACACACGCCGCGGCTACGAGCCGAAGGACCGGCACGGAAAGCCCTCCAGCAGTAGGCGTCCAGTAAAAGTGATGGCTGGGCGCCGCGCATCCGTGGTCAACCTGCGCGACTACGTGAGGCGGACATACGAACAGCGGTTGACCGTGGGTGATCCCGGTGCCGGTGCCGGTGCAGTTTCAGCTGGCCAGCTGGAACCGGGGCGGAACTCTGGCCAGCGCGTGTGAGGCGTTATCCGTAGGGGCGATGCCCCTACACCCCCAGGCTATTTGCCGCTGTAAGTGTTCTGGACCGACTCGGGGAACGTCGCCATGGGGCGACTTGCCACGCCGATCACGGCGGCTCCACTCAGGTTGTGGCCGCCGACGCCAGCGCCGCCCCCACTCGCTACGCTCGCAGGCACGGCACCAGCGCCGCCGCCCGACAGGTTGTATAGGCGCGCATCCTTCTCGCGCACAGGCGCGTTGTAGGGCCACGCCGTCGCAACCGTGACGTGCTTTCCAGCCGAAAGACGCAGGCCATACGACTCGACAGCGACCTCATAGCCCAGCGCACGCAACTGGCGAATATCCAGGTGCTCGATAACCTCGTTGGTGTCGTTGCTGATCCACTGCACCCAGGCTCGATCCTCGCCGGCGACCTGGGCAATCAGCGCCAGGCGGATGCGCCCTCTTTCGGCCAGGTCTGCGATGTACCGCTGTTCGGTGGTGAGATCCGCAAACGGGTCGGGTTCCGGTGCACGAGCGCCCTGCTCTTCCGCCGCTGCAGGCACCCCGCCAGTCGGCGCATGCACACGCGCTGGAGGCGCCTGCGTCACAGATTCAGCGACAGGCTTCTTTTCGGGTTTTGAACGCATGAAGAACCCTGCGAAAAAGTAGGCGCCGATGCTGCCCAGGACAACGAAAATCACGGTGCGCATGGCCATGGCCGCCCACACCGTCTTTCCGCCTTCCTCGTACACTTCCGTGTTCTCAGCGCCAGGTGCGTAGCCGTCGTACAACGGGAAAATAGCCTGGTCATACTTGAGCGTCTGGCCGCCCACCTTCTCGTATTTGCCCGGCGATGTGGTGTGGAAAAACGTGACGCGATAGCGCGACTTGCTGCCCACCGCTGTGAGCTTCTGGAACGTGTTCTTACGCTCGATGCGCGCCTTGACCGCAGAATGCAGCCGGTTGATCCATTGGGTCATGATGACGCCATCGCCACCGTTCTGGCCCAGCAGCGCCCAAAAATTCTCAACCGCCGGTGCCAGCGGCTTGCGCTCGTTCACGTAGAACTCGTGGACCTCATCGATCACCACCAGAGCGTCCTTGAACTCATCCGGGATGCACCACTTCCCACTGTCGTCCTGGCTGCAGGCGAAGGTCGCCACAACGTCTTTCGTGTCAACGCAAACCAGCAGCTGACGCACGTCGCTTTCGCTCATACCCAGGTGCTTGGCAATTTTCTCATGGCGGAGACCATTGAGCCGAGCGAAGACGCGGCGACCCTTCTTGAGCGCGGGCAGGATGTGGTTTTTTACAGCGTCGTAGCTCTTGCCGGCGCGCGGCACGCCTTCGTTGAAAACGAGCATTACCAGATACCTATCGTGAGGACACGTCGCAGCAGGTAGAACACGATGGCAACGCCAATCATCACCATTGACGGCCCAAGCTGGAACACATCAGCGAACCACAACACCGTGCCGCCCCCGTTGGCGAGCATGGAGCCGATACTCTGGCCCTGCATGAACTCGGGCAGCGGCATCTTCGACAGCACGTAGAGAACCACCGTGGCCACCATCTCAAAGCCGCGCACGAACGAATCCCCGATGAGGTCGACCAGCGCCTCAAAGATCGCGAACAGCACTTTCCACAGCCAGGCTGTGAGCTTGTCGAGCCAACCAGCCAACATAAAACCCCCTCAGGTCAATGCGATGCGCACAGCCGCGTAGGCTGCGATCGCGAAGATCACGTAACCGCATGCTTTCAACAGCGCCAGGAACTCGCCGGAGCAATGCGCGCTGTAGGTCATGGCCTGCCACCACTTCGATGCGCCAAGGGTGAAGGTGGGACACGAACCACCACCTGGCACCTTCATGAAATCGGCGACGCCATCGACCAGCTGCGTCTTCTTTGCTTTCTCGAAGAAGTCATCAACCACCTTCTGGATGGTTTTCTCCGATTTCTTGTAAAGCTTGCCGTCTAACGGCGCTGTTTCGCCAGGTCCATCACCATCACCCTCGCCCTCACCTGGACCGGTGCCGCCACCACCACCACCACCATCTCCATCACCGTCGCCATCGCCATCGCCATCACCATCACCGCCACCATCTCCACCGCCGCCACCACCGGTCTCTCCACCGGTTCCACCGCCATCACCGCCGCCGTCGCCGCCACCATCACCACCGCCCGTTTCGCCACCGGTACCGCCGCCACCGTCGCCACCACCAGGCTCTGCGCTCTCAGGAGGCGGCAGGTCGCTGCTCTTGCACGTCGCGCCGGTTGGAGTGAACAACCGACCCGTAGGCGATCCAGCCCACACGCTACCCTCGTAGGCGCAGCCCTCGCTACATACGCCGCCCGTTCCTGATGCCCCGCCACCCTTCCAGCCTGTTTGCTCCGGGCGTGCGCTGCACCTTGATTTGAAGAAGTGGTCCGTTGATTGAACTTCACGAGTGGCACCATTGCCACTGCACGTGACCCAAGACCTGTAAAAGCCACTTGCGCCTGCCTCAGATGACAGCACGCATCGGCTTGACTGATATGGCCTAGCAGACCCGAAATTGGCCTGACACACACTGGGGCCGCGGGCTACGCCGCTGCTTTCGCAATCTGCATAAGCCTGGCCTTGGTCGCAGGCACTGCCGCTGCCGCAACTCTGCGCAACTGCGCTGGTGCTGAAGCCCAAGCCAGTTAACGCGATGCACACCATAAGCAACGTGCGAAGGTTCATGCGTCAAGCCCCTTCACGCCCGCCATGCCGCAGCACGCGCCGATGAATCCGCAGAAAACCAAGATGATCATGACTTGCCCCTATCCGTCCCCACATAGAGCAAGGGCGATGCCGTAGCACCGCCCCGCCCTGCCCTGCATCAGCCGAAGAAACCGGCCACTTTCTTCGCTGCCCACTTGGTGAAGCCCAACAGGGCGATGATGGTGGCCGCGCCGATCAGGGCGGGAACGGCATCGGCAGCGCTCAGGCCCGAAAGAATTGCATCCATGGTGTCTCTCCTAGCATTGGTTGATTGATTGGTTTTTTGCCGGTTATTTGTCAAACATCGTGGCAACGCTACCGGCCATGCGCCCCACGACGAACCACACGATCACCGCACCACAACACGCCGTGAACCACTTGAGCGCGTCTTCTGGCGTGGGCATTGCGAGTGCTTGCTGCACGACTTCGTAGATGCCGTGTTCTGCAGCACTGACCAGCACGTAGCCCGTGCATTCGGCAACCGGTTGCCCGGTGGGAACCAGGGTGCCGTCTGCTTGCAGGACTACGCACAGGGACATGGATCAGGCCGCCGAGGCAGAACGCGGGGCGGGCTTGCCCAGCTGGCGCAGCACGGTGAACTTGCTCAGGCTCACAACGCCCTTGTTGACCTGGGTCATGGCCGGAACGTCGAGTTCGTACTCACCCATCGCGTAGGGCGCCTGGCCCTTGTCCAAGCGCACGTCAAAGGGATAGGCGAAGCCACCCGTTTCCAGCTTGCCCTTCTGCTTGCGGGTGGTGTACTGCACGTCTTCGTTGCGGTCGTTCTTGAAGCTGCCGCCACGTTCATCGATCTGCGAATCCAGCACGGTGACCTTGATGATGTTGTCCATTGCGTTACCCCTTTGAGGTTTGGTTTACGCCCGCGATTTCGGGCCATAGCGCTGCTGTGTCTCCTGTTGCCCACCTCGGCAGCTTTGGCGAGGTGCAGGTTTCAATGACTGCCTTCAACGACTCAGCGTCAGGGCAGTTGCGGCTGATGAAAGCCAGGGTGGCGCCGTACTGGCGGCGCAAATGCCTGCGCGCGCTCTTCCAGGTCGCTTCAACCGCGGCTTTCGTAATATCGATGCGTGTTGCCACGCAATGCAGAAAGTTCAGGACCGGGTACGCGCCCAGCAGGTATGACGCGGGGTCGCGAAGCACATCGAGAGGAAGCTCCTTCCGATTGGACGCGCGGAACTGCGCTTCATAGCGCACCCACGGTGAGTTCTTGTCGCCCTGCTCCCTGCCCTTCTCGTAGACGCGCAGCTGCTTTTCCGACTTTTTGCCACCGACATAGAGCGTCTTGCCATCACCACTATCGTAGTCGTCAACCAGCTGTGCTTTAGGGCGCTGTCCACGGTTGTCGAACTCACCATCGGCATACCACTTTTGAGCCAGGCGCAACGGGTAATCGCCGATCAGGTCATCAGCGCAAACGTCAACACGGGTGATCCTTCCGGCGCAGCTTTCGAGCTTCGCTCGAAGCTCCAGCCACCGCTTCGCATGGCCGCAGCGCGCTGCGCCAACGGTCTTGCATCCGGTACCGGTCAACTCGATGCGTGCGGTATAGGTTCCATCCGCACGCCGGCACTCTTCTCCGCCCAGCTCGATCATGCCGACGAACTCTTTTGCGGCATTGAGGATCTTTACGCGCCACAGGTAGAAGCGACCACCGCTCGCTGCCAGGTCCAACTCAAGGCCCAGCCCGGCGAAGAACCAGCAGAACACCTGGAGGGCCGCAATACGCGCGTTCTCAGCGCTCGCATCGATCCACTGCCGCATTTCCTCTTGGGTCTCACCTTCGGTGAAGTCCACCTCACGAAGGGCGGTGAACAGATCAATGGAAGCGGAGAACCAGTCGATGCCTACCGTCAGGGTTCCCGTCTCGTTCCTGAATTCACTGACTCCCCTGTTAGACGAGGGGAGTCCTGCCTCGCCGGCCATCACGCAGCCCTCCGCTGCTCAACCCGCGAGCAGAGCCGGGCCAGGTCAACCAGCCAGGCTGCCAATGCAGCCGGCGTGTGCTCACGCTCAGCCTTGCTGACCTCGGGGCGCCATTCGGCATCACCCTTGCGGATGCGAGTACCGTCCTTGCGTGTACGACCCTGCGCGATAACGTGGGTGGATCGCCCCAGGCGCAGCGGCATCGCAGGCAGAGCACCAGGCTCGATGCCGACGATGTAGATCCAGGTGGCCTTATCGGCTCGGTGTCCCCATGCGCTCTGAAGAATTGGCAAGGTCCACCCGCCAAACGCGTCGCGCTGACCAGGTGCCGGCAAGCCGGCTGCCGCCCACAACGTCGAGCCGGCTGGGTGTTCAAGGGCGCCGCCCCACTGCCGCACCTGGGCGACGGCAAACATGGCCAAGTCGCGCTCGCCAGGTGCCGCAGTAACGAAGGCACGAAGCCGGCCCCAGGACCGGCATGGAGGGTGCGCAACAACCGGCATGCCGCCCGGGAAGCTCAGCGCATTGCGATCGAAGTCGAACGCATCAACGCCAGGCATTGCCTTGTAGATCGAATCGCGTCGAACGAAGAGGGCAGCAACCAGGTCAGCCACGGCGAACCTCGGCAGATGCTTGGGCAACGAATGCAGCGTCACGAATGGAACGGGTGTTGGCTTCTTCGCGGCGGTCCAGTACCCACGCCACGAAACGAGCCGATCCGATAAGCACGCAGGCCGCTCCAAGCGCGCCGCACGCAAGCATGTATCCG